ACTGAGTGGACTTCCACCAAGTATAAGTGTTGCGGTTGATGTTGCCGTAAGTTGCCGTACCCGTACCATTGTCAACAGCGGCGGGAAGACCCGTGAACTGCTGAGTGTTGGACGTATTGTTGTACAGCGAATACGCCATAGCATCCATCATCACGTTGGTCGCATCGTTCATGCGAGCCTCAATGAGAGGAATGATTGCGTGATCCTGCTGCACAGCGCCTTCCATACCGAGGAAGGGCACGGGAGCAATCATCAGCTTCAGGTTAAACTCAGCGTTCCATGAACCCTGTTGGACCGACGGCTGAGCGAACGAGCCGCTGTAGTCGGACCACTGAGCGTTCACAAACTGAGCACCCTGAACGGGAACCGTGACGGACGAGACACCGCCCGTAGCGGTCTGCGAGTTGGCAATCAACGCAGCCATAAGCGGGGTGGAGTTGTAAATCTGCACCACCATCTTAGGAATGAACGCACGGCGTGTTACGTACGTGAGTTCATTGTACTGCGAAGTGCCAGATGCGGGGACAATACCACCACCGATAGGCATTTCTTACCTCTTACTGTTTACATCCCCACCCGTTTATCAAAAGCCAATAGGACGCGGGTTCTTCCGCAAATCGTTCAAGGCTTTTGACGCTTCTTCACGCGCCGCCGCTGCCGGATTTTTCCAATACTTAGACAGCGTATCGCGGGCTGTCTCGTCCATGACGTTAGTCTTGAACGTAGCGGCTGAAGTCGGCTGTGCAGCTTGGTTCATCCACTCAAAGTAATCAGCGGCGGTTTCGTGATTTTGAATGCCCTTTTCGAGCATGATCTTCTCAATGGCTGCAACGTCCTCTTCAGAACGCGCTTTGCCTTTAGAGATAAGTGCGCGACGGCGACGTTCGAGTTCTTCGACCGCTTCCTTCTCGCGCAGCTTTGCTTCCAGTTCTTCCAACCGAGAGTTGCTCTGTTGAAGACGCTGATCGACTTGCTCTTCGATTTCGAGAGTGTCGATTGTCATGTTCGGACGAACTTGCTTGGCGAGCTTCAATACCGACTTACGGGTATTGGGGTTCTCTGCCAACTCTCGCATGAGAGCAGCTAGTTCGTCGCGGGCTTCAGGTGAAAGGTCTTCCAAAGACGACATCTTGCATCCCCTATGTCGATTTAGATGACTTTAGCGCCATCACCCGGCGGCTTAATCGTCAGGTTGTTCTTGGCACCGATTTTCTTCGGGCTGTCGAGGCCACCCATACGATCATAGCGCGGCGTGTTGATGACGCGGCCATTGTTCTGCTGGTCTGTAGTCGGGTTGCGGGGCTGTTGAGCACCGCGAGGCTTGAAAACGTCCATTTTCAGTTTCCTTACATGGGCATTGGAGGTGCGCCCGCGCCACCGGGAGGCGGCGGGACTGGTGCGCCGGGAGCGGCACCCGGCGGCATTGCACCACCGGGAGGGGTCATCAGGCCAAGGTTGGGAGGAGCCTGTTCCATCATACGCGAGGCGGGAGTGCCGCCCCCAGCTTGGGGAAGATTTTGTAGAAGCTGAAGGATTTCGGCATTTTGCAGTTCGCCAGTGCGCTGCTTCTTAGGACCGAGCAATCCAGTCAGTGAACTAAGGACCGAAAGCAGTTTCTTGCCTTCTGGTGTCGTTGACCCAAGAGCGGGGAGAGCTTGCTCAATCAGGTCGAGTGCCATGCTGACGTTAATCATGGCGGCTTCGCGTTGTCCGGCCTTTGGTTCCGGCGTGGACATGGGAGAAGCCATCGGAGGTGTAGGCGGGACAGGAGGCTCCTGACCGGGCATCATGCCTGCGTTAGCGGGCGCAGCATCGCCACCGGGCGCACCGCCTGCCATCAGAGCCATCAATTCTGTTTCGTTCGCCATATTCAACCCCTCGTTGGGCTTACGTTGGTTACAGCCCAAAAGAATTGTCAAGGGGGAGTATGTTTTAGCTCCGTCCCCCTTAGCGGAGAAGCGCATACGGGACTGACCCGTATATTAGTTAGCGCTTGGTCTTGCGGGACTTACGACGAGCCATCGTGGTCACTCCTATGTTAGAGCCAAACATCCCCAACCTCTTGTGCGGCTTACTTGCGCTTGCCGCGACGAGCGCGCTTCATCTTCTTGTACATCAGGTTCTCCTGTCTCTACGCGCACTACTAGCCGCAGGACGCTCCTGACGGACATTTGTAATGCGGTAATCAAGAGTAGCTGGTCTTTGAGATTGCGACAAGGTAGACGCCTCGTAACGAGGTTGGTCACCTGATTTCATCTGATCGCCCGAACTTTTTGCCATTAGCCTGCCTTCTTAGCTGGCATTGGGGTGACGGAGCCGCCTTGTGGGGGCTGCTTCTTCAACCGCTCTTTAAGCAACTGTTTCATAGGCGGGTCTAACAAGTCAATAAGGCTTTCTTTGTCGATAGCCTGTGCCTTGAAGAGATTGAACGCCAGAGCACGAAGGTCTTCCATGAAGATCGGGCTGTTCGAGTGAGCGTCCACCTTGACCACATAATCCTTGGTAAATTGCTCTGCTATAAACTTCATGCCTTCGGCATCTTTGTAATGCGTATCGTCATAGGTCTGCATGAGTTTGAGATACAGCGTTGCCATCTTTTCAAGGCTGTCTTCAACAACAAGCGCTTTCTTTTTAGCGCGAGAAGAACCTAAACGCGCAAGCTGTGACGCATGACCAGCGGAACGAACGCCTTGTTCACCGCGACCTTGAAGCACGTTGCCAATGCCTGATGCTTCTTCAAACATCAAGTCAATCTGACGAATGCTTTCGTAAAGGTCTTGCGGGATTGTTGGTGCAAGACGATCCACTTTAGCATTAGGCATATCTGTTGAGAGAAGACCGCCAGCGCGATTAAGCGTGAAGTTCTTTTCATCAAGAATGCCAGTAAAACCCATCAATGCCGTGGGCGGTGACACTTGTTTCGAAAGCAAGTCGAGGATTTCATACATACGATTATTACGCATTTGCTGAAGATAAATCAGCTTTTGCACTTCTGATTGACCCCAGAAGTAATCGTACAAAGGTGACGGGCAAATCTGAATGAACGGCAACTCGCCCTTCAAGAAGATGTCGCCGTTAGGACGATCATAAATAATGATGTCTGGAGATGCTTTAGTGACGATTACGTAATCATCAATGTCATCATCCCACACATAAAGCTCAGTCATTTCAATGGTGTCTTCAGCAACATTGGGCTTGTAACGGTTATAACCGTACAAATCCATGTTCACTGTACCCATCATTGTCGGATCAGATTGCGACAAGATGATACGATCAATGCCATCCGGTATCTGCGTCTTTTGATAAACAGCCGCAGTGACACGCTTGGCAATTTCATCGCGTCGAGGATGAGCATACAGACGAGCGTATAGATCAGGCTTCGTCATGTAATAGGTCATCGTAAACGCTTGCTGGCGGTCTGTGTAAGGAATGTCCTCACGCAGAACGCCGCACATCCCCGGCTCGACCATGTAAGGGAAGATGTCCTTGTTTCGGACAATCAATTTCACGAAGCTGGAATTATAGACTAAAGCCCAATTAAGAGCTTGGGAGAACACTTGATCCGCGTTGCTCTCATTCCAACGGTCGTGAAGCGCCTGATTAAGTGACGGAACTTTTCTGTGTTCATCTTCATGCACCGCAGCGCCGAGGCTAATGTTGAACCTTGTAGTCTCAGCGGAGTACAGAAAAGATGTGATCTGGTCGATGTGCGCGTATATCTTGTTGAACTGTGCAGGGCTTTCCTCTGGCCCTGCGCCAAAAAGGTAATAAGACCGCAGGCTCGCGTAGTCGGCCTGTCTCTCTGCTTGAGATACTTGGCACTTCTGAATGAGGTCCAGAAAGAACAACTCGCGGTCGAGTGGGGTCTTCGGGATTTTCATTTGGCGTCTTTCAGGGTCAAGTTCTGCGGATCACGCGCCACCGGGATTGCCCTAGGCCCAGTAACATTACCCATATCCTTTGGATTAAATCCAGTGGCCTCGCCTTTGATCGACTTAGGCCCGCCACCGCCAAGAAGGCTGTTGAGACTGTAATTGCCAGCGTTACCCCAAATAGCGGCATCGCCAGCGCGAGGCTGGCGCGGTTGTTCAACCTTGGGTCCACCGCCGTGACGGAAAGTGCCTGCTTGGCTTTCGCCCTCTTTAGCCGACTTGATGTTCGTCATTTTGTAGTCAGCCGCCAACTGTTTCAGCGTGGCATCAGCTTTCTTAGTGCTGCCTGACTTAATAGAGAACGGCTTGATAAAGACTTGCTTGCACTCAATGCCGCAATCTGGACACGCCGGATTGTCCCAAGCATCGAAGAAGCCGTGATCTTTGCATTGATAGCTTTTCATTACAGGCATCACTTTGTCCCCATTTGTTCCTGTAAGGTTGGCTCAGAATAGTCGCCACGGTTCTGTGGGCCGACCGACAAAACGATCTTTCCGTTTTGCATGACCAGTTTGCCTGCACGAACCATGCGCAGCTTCGGTTCATTGTCGTATTGAAAAAAACGACTGTTCTCGCGATTGTGCATCATTGTAACCTCGCCTTTTGCCATACTTTC